GCAGATCTTGGACGATGCCATTCTGCCACACTAGCTGAGAATAACGTATATATATTACAAAACTCAGCTATGACAAATGGTCATTACGGCCAAACATAAAGAATTGATGGACTTTATTTAACGTCAAATTGACGCAAATAAAGTACATATGTACAAAACTATTGTTAATTTGACACACCCGTGGCATAAAGCATTTGGGTGACCTGCGTCCAAACAGGATTTTCTATTTACCGCACTATATAGTGGCAGTAAATCTAAGTGGGCAACAGCCCTGGAAACCAATAAAAGTGGAATCCTCTGCTCCAGCTACATACACATCAAAAGATGATGTAGATGCCTCATGTTCGTACAAAAAGCGATGTACTAAATCATAAGGTGTGTAGCGTGATTCAAGAGCAGTAATGGGTACAGTGACATATCTGGGACTAATGAACCGAACCTTGGTATAAAAAGGTAACTCCACCTCCAAACAAGGTTGTTGTTTAAGAGAAGTTACGTGCGCACCTTGGTAAGTCAATGGGTTTACAGAATTCACAGCCTGTTTAGAGTACAACAAGCCAGAAGTAGTCACTTTGGAAAAGGGAATGATCCCACCAGTGGTGGGAACAGCAGAAAAATTTGAATTGGAACGGGATATACTAGCATACAAATTTGAAGTTACACCACTAGTGACAATATACTTTCTACGAATACCTCCCCTATATGCCATAAAAGCAAATGACATATAATTCAATGGAGTGGTTAATGTGGGATTAAACCCATTTGTTGTATCTAACATCACACCTTGTCTATCATAACCTCTCGGTTGTGGAAAATCTGGTACGACCATGCTAGTATACGCATTAGTGACAGCTGGATCATAAAAGGAACCCCATAAGGAATATCTTTTCAACAACTGTCGGAAAGAAACTATCTGTTCTCCCATATATACTAGATTGGAAGCGTCTGCTAACGGCAAACAATCTGCATATTTTTCCTGCACTGTCTCCAATATAGGTGCATTATCAGTAGTAATTTCTTCTTCATCAAATGTTCCTGATTGAGCAGTAATTGAAGGAACACTACGTGCATAATTGATGAAAGTGTCTGGTACGGCAAACTCAATATCATCACACGCACTCATAAAGACATTAATGCCAATGTCATTATTCACTAACGAATTTGGAGACGTCAAATCGTTTAATACATACACAGTAACAGTACCATTAAACTGTGTAGGTGATGCTACTGTGTAAGGTAGCGATGTAGAGTAATAATTTGTGGCTGTTGGTTTAGGACATTCCAACCAACGAGTTGGAGCTCCCCAGCCGACTTCAAAAGTGAAATCCCTCTCATTAGACAAATCAATTACTTTACTATACTGTATGTTTGTCTCTACTGTGTTAGGTTGCGCTAAAGGGTCCCACACAATTAACAACCTACCTCTGTGATATGCAGAAGCAACTATCTGAAACCTATATTTAATAGTACCATGCCAATACTTAAATGGTATTGCAGCATATGTTACAGCTGGTAAATAATATACGTTTGATAGAACTGTCCATATAGGAGCCACCCTAGTGGCCCATAACACTGTTCCCGTAGCACTAGCAATTTGCCATGGAAATAATGTTAAATAAGACTCTTTCTTGGCTATAGACGAGATAACCATCTCATCTTCCCCACCTATACCTACTATAGAAGGATCTATACTTAACTCTTGCTTACTATCCACAGTTAATTTTGCTACATTATCACCAGCATTAGTCACTGCTAATCTACCTATGATATTAGGTCTTATGTCTGTATAATCATCAATAATGGCCGGTCTAGAAAAACCAAATAATCTAGCCAAGCCGGCTACTCCATTCATAGCCATTGATGTGGCAGTTGCATAACTGCCTAACATTGGGACTGAACCCAATGCGCCCATCATACCTGCTATAGCACTAGCTGTAGTAGATATAGGGCTCTTACCATACTCAGACTTTCCCTTACTATTGTTAAATTTACCGGCCTGTGGTGTCAAAAATGTGGGTTCAACGACTGTAGGTACACTGAGTTTAACTTCAGAACACCAAGCGAATATCTGTATAGCTAAAGGATCTGTTGCACCGTTGGCATGTTTGAGAACATTCATTTCTCTTATATACATAATGCCTAATTTTGCTTGTTCACCTAATGTAAGATCAACCATATCATTAAACCAAGCAAAAGGTAACTCCAATTCACACCCCTGACTCAATGAAGGGTCAATAAAAGCATGAAGAGTCTGTGATGCTTGCGTTAATGCTGTGGTACCAGTATTTGCCCATGCTGACACGGAATCAAACTGGCTCAATGGTGTATAATGCGTCATTAATCTACCGAAATAAAAAGCATTACCATTCACTAAAATCTTAACATTTAATTTACCGGAGAACAATCGGTAATTTGATATACGATTGGATACACGAGGGTTTTGCATAAAAAGGGTCCAAGGATCGAAAGCCTGGTAAAAAGGAGTCACTGCAGCTGGGTCCCATACATATTCAGCAATCTTGACAGGCCTGCCAAAAAAATCACTGAGAGAAATATCGCCCAACACTGTGACATCTCTCGTTGGGTCATGCTTAGATGCAAACGAAGACTTCCATTGTTCCGCTCCATCACGAAAAGTCAACGTATGTTCATCTTGTGGTCCCATTGTTGGTGTTTGATTATACAGCCCACCAGGCTGATTTGTATTATTGTTATAAGAAGCAGTTCAATATACAAAAAGACAGAAGAACTATTAACTGCCTCTACGGGTAATGTTTATGACGACAAACAGCACTAAATAATGCATCCCCCGAGCAGGGTATCTAACTAGTCAAGCCTACACATTTACATCTACATTATACCACTAAAACTATGCATGTGTGGTATCCAATAACTAGTGCAATTTCTATATTTACAACGGATTCTGCCACCGTGTTTCATGTGTATCATGCATACACAACACTAAGAGTAACTCTCCTAGTAGCCGTAATTTTGCTCAGGTTATACGTAACCAATGCTGACAGTACACTTACTCAAGCATCCACTGCTGTAACTCCTCATATGTTTCCAAATGAGAGTTAGGCAGGTAATGCATGAGATTGTGTCTGTCAGCTACTTCTAAGAGAACCTTCTGCATGGTATCAAACTCTCCCTTACCATGTTGAAAAAACTCTCTGTTAGCAGTTTGCAATATATCACCCATCTGTTGTTCAACTGTAACTGTCTTACTCTTTTGTACAGTGTGTAGCATCTTAAAAATGCTTTGCTTTTCTAATGGGCATTTATGTACTTTCAAC